ATAAAGAAGTATCGTCGAGACTATGAGAAAGGCTATGGTCGATTACAATTAGACCCAGTCAAACTCAATAATTCTGCTTGCCTAGAAAACTCCCGTGCTAAGGGAGGTGCTTATGAGTACTACAGACAACGGGTACTCTCGGCTCGAGGAGTATGGAAAGCTCCAAGGAGGCTCTGGAACCGCTCCATAGTCAAAGTCGACCCAAGAAATGGGAAGACCGGACTAGGAGTGGGGATCCAAGACCCTGCCCTGGAGATTAACTTCTCCAAGCTCGGAAACACAAATGGCATTGGCCCAGGTGTGTCCGAAGCAATCGATCGAGAGTGGTCGCTGAGCACGAGAGTCCTCGCCCTAAATCGCGTCGTTCAAGCGATGGCAGAGCGAGATTTCGTCACGAGGTTGAAATGGGATGAAGATGACCCCAATCCTGACGTTCCTTTACGGAAGAGTCAGAATGGAGACGTCATCAAACCAAATCTACCTTACATGAAGTCTCTCGTTCTTTTAGAGCGAGGGCTCAAGTCACGTATCGCTTCAGTCTCTGAAGGGCACTTGGTAGTGCTCGGTCAGAGAATTAACGGTATGTTACTTAAGCTCCTCCGCATGGCACGGATGCACTCCTATACCCTGACTGGGGGTAAAGGCGTTCCTAAGGCACTTAGGAACGGGATTGCAGACTACAGAAAGGAACCCGATTTCGAGTTCCTCTCGGCAGATCTGAGCGCAGCGTCGGACTACATACACCACGACCTGGCTAACGCCGTGTGGTGGGGTATAGTAGCCGCGACCAAGGACATTCAAGGCATGGATAACTACATTGCTGTAGGTCTCGCATGTATTGGGGCACAACAAACCGAGTACGGTGGTCGTGTCGTCAAAACCACGAGGGGGATCCTAATGGGTCTCCCCTTAACGTGGCCTATTTTGTCTTTGATTCAAGAATACTGCGCTTGGAAAACCATGAAGGTGGTTAACCAATCTAGTGCGATGGAGAGGGTCCCCGTAGCGATCTGCGGGGACGACCTGGTTGCGGCATGGACTGTCCGTCATACTCAAGAGTATCACAGACAGCTCCTGGAAGTGGGACTAGTCGCCAATACATCCAAGGAGTACCGAAGTACTACCGGGGCTGTCTTTGTCGAAAAGCTGTTCCGACTCAAACGATGTTCTCAGACAATGGTTATACCACTGAAGAGACACCGAGTAGAGACGAACAATCTTTGGGAGTGGATCAAGGTTCAGATACCTAACACCGCTACCACGAAGAGGAAAACCGTCTTCTACAAAGTCTTCCAGGTCCAGAGGCCGCTCCTGAGCGCTGTTGTGCAAGCCAAAAGGCATGCACGCAATAGCTCAGGAAAACGAAACAACCAGGACGTCCCGCAGCATTTCACCCTGGGTCCGTGCATTGCCGAAGAATCGGACAAATGTACAGAACCATGGCGAAAAGCCGCACTGTTACAGTTTGCCAAGCAAGTACATGCGAAGCTAGTGAACAGTATGGAGCGTTCTGGGGTTCCTCTCCACTTCCCACAATCCTTAGGCGGCTGGGGGTTTCCTGGTAAACAGGGTGCCCCGGTCGCTTTCCGGAAAGCCGCCGCTGTCTCCGCAACGGGGAACACCGAACTTGTCAAGAGGTTTAGTAACATCTTTCTCACGTCCAGTGCTCCCAATCGACTACGGAAACAGCTGAAGGCCGGTCTCAAGTCAATAAGAGACTGGCCAGAGCGGTTCGACAGCACCGAAAAGGTACAAACGAAACCTGTGTTGGATCTACAATCTGAGTTCGTGTCTAGGACACTAGCTTATCATGCAATGGACCCTACAAAGAGCAAGCTTGCAACCAAACGGTATGCGTCAGTGGGAAGTACTGCCAAACGAGTCAGAGACACGGTATACAAACTGGGCAAGATGTGGAAGTCAGTGAAGCCAATAAAGGCATCCAACGCACTATCCATTGCAGCTCGGTATGACACAAGGAAGGTTGACGGTCGATATCTCGACCAACTCCTTATGTTACACGGTGTCTTTGACTCAGTGATCAAAGGGTACTTAGATAGTCCAGAAATAGAGTTCAGACTCACAACTGAGGAGGATCTTTCGAACCAACCCCTTGAGAACAACCCGTCCGCACAGCACTCCGATGACGATAGTGACGATACGCCTGATGGCGCTGCATCGAATCTTCCACCCCAGAAGGGTAGGAAGGTTTCGTCTGCAGCGTCGCAGGACGCCCCAACACAAACGTCGAAAGGAGATGCCGTAGGGCGGATCAGTCTCCGAGATGTGGAGCAGAGCTCTAGACTAGAAGCAATTCTAAGTACCAGACCTCGAGCCATCACAGACTCTCGACTGAAAACGATCTTTAAGATCGCATGTGGTCTACTAGAGAACACAACATCCAGGCAAGAGGAAAACATGAGATGGTTTCGAAGCCTTCCACAGGGACTCAAGAGTTGGTTGAAGCAGTTCAACGCCCTCGCAAGAACGAAAGTATTTACTCCTATGGAGCAACTAGCGTTCTTTGGAGGCGTAGTCTATGGGGAAGACGACGGCTATCCGAAAAATCCTCAATTCGGGTAACACGGGATCTGTACAACCAGGTTCTAAGGCCCTTATTGGATACTCCGGGCGACTGTCAGCTAAGACAGGCG